AGCACACGAGCCTGCGGATCCGCCCGCGCTCCCTCACCATCGAAAGCCTCCCGCACGGCGGCTACGCGGTCCGGGACACCGGACTGGAGCATCGCGGCTTCGAGCGCGAGCTCGTCGCCGCGTTCACGCGTCTGTCGGACGCCGTCGGCTGGATCGAGGAGCAGATGCGGCTTCCGGAGCCGGATCTCGCGAACGTCACGAACGCCGTCATCCGCTGAGGCGCCGTCATGGCCGCCCAGACGCTGACGATCCTCGATCCGGTCTCGGGCGAGCTGAGGACCATCACCGTCGGGCGCTGATCCTATGCTGAAGCTCGACGCCAGCGAGTTCGGCCTCAAGGCCGAAGCCGTTGGGCGGGCTGCCCGGCAGGTGCCGTTCGTCGCAGCCTTCGCGCTGACCAACGCGATGAAGGACGCGCGGGAGGCGGAGCGCGAGACCATGCGCTCCGTGTTCGACCAGCCGTCGAGGTTCACGCTCAACAGCCTGATGGTCCGGCCGGCCACGAAGCAGCGGCTCCAGGCGGAGCTCGGCTTCAAGGAAGGCAGCGGGTCGATCCCGGCCTGGAAGTTCCTCGGGCCTCAGGTCGCCGGCGGCACGCGCCGTCACAAGCGCTTCGAGGTCCTGCTCATCCGCAAGGGCCTGATGCTCGCGGGCGAGTTCGCGGTGCCCAGCACGCGCTGCCCGCGGGACGGCAACGGCAACGTGTCGGGCGCCTTCATCACCCGCATGCTCTCGGCGCTCGGTGCGCAGTCGGACCGGTACCAGAACACCACGGCGCGCTCGAAGCGCCGCAACGTCGGGCGGAACGTCGAGTACATCGTCTTCCGCAACCACGGTAAGGCGCCGGACGGGATCTACCTTCAGAAGGAGAAGTGGGCGGTGCCCATCTTCCTGTTCGTGAAGGGCGTCAGCTACACCAAGCGCTTCCCCTACTACGAGAAGGCGGGCGCCGTGGTCCCGGCCGCCTACCGGAAGCACTTTAGGACGGCCTGGGAGCGCTTTGTCGTCAACGACGTGCGCCGGAAGGGCTGATCCGACGGAGGACGCCGGCGGCCCGCGCAGGCCACAGCAGGGCCATCCGGGCGCCCGAGGGGGCGGGCCGGACGGCCGAGGGGGTGCCTCACCCCCTCCCTGGCCAAATCCAGGGTCCTTCCGGGAGGGGGGTGCCGGTGAGGGGAATTCGGACCCCACCGGTTCACCCTCTGAGAATTTTTGAAACCGATGGCAGCATCAGCACCCCCCTCGCCGGGCGGCGTCGAAAATCTGCGTGGGCCCTTCAGCCTGATGCGGATCGCGGCGCTCCTCGACGTCCACCGCAACACCGTCTCGAAGTGGATCGACGACGGCTGCCCCGTGATCCAGCGCGCCGATCGGGACCGCGGCATCGAATGGGAGCTATCGCTCTCCGAAGTCGTCGAGTGGCGGATCTCGCGGTCCGTGCAGAGCGCGGTCGCAGGCTACCAGGGCGATGCCGGCCAGATCACAAAGGAAGAGGCTGACCGCCGGCGCGCGGTCGCCAACGCGATCCGGGCAGAGATCGACGCCGACGAGGCGCTGAAGACGGTCGTTTCGCGCCACGACGCGGTCAACGACCTCTCGACTTTCTGCCAGGTCCTCAAGACCGGTCTGTCGAACATGGCCGCCAAGATCGCGGCCCGGGCCACGACGATCGACAGCGCCCCCGAGATCGAGGGGATGGTGCGCGCGGAGACGAACCGCGCCTTCAAGGCCGCCCGCGAGGAGATCGCGGCGCGGTGGTTCGGGGAGCGCGTCACCGCCGATGACACCAGCAGAGAGGATCAGCCAGCACCGGAGGGGTGAGTACCCCGCCGGGCACGAGGCCGCGCGCCGGTCCCTCGACGCCCTGTTCGACGATGCGCTCGCATTCAAGCCGCGCATGAGCGGCTCGGAGTGGGCGGAGAAGTACGGTCGGATCCCGAAGAGCACCGGCGCCGAGAGCGGCCCCGTGACCCTCTACGGCTACCAGCGCGGCCTGATGGACGCGTTCTGCGATCCAGAGATCCCGCTCGTCTCCGTCCTGAAGGCGGCGCGCGTGGGCTACACCCGCTGCGCCACGTTGGCGATTGGGTACCATCTCCACCAGGATCCGACGCTGTGCGCTCTGGCGCAGCCCGTGATGGGCGACGCGGAGGAGTTCGGCGCCACCGAGATCGCGCCCATGCTGCGCGAGACCCCGGTGCTGGCGCGGATGATCCGCCCGGTCCGGCGCGGCGAGAAGCAGGACAGCAACCGGTTCTTCCAGCTCGCGAACGGCGCGCTGGTGCGCATCGTGGGCGCGGCGGCCGACGACGCCTTCCGGCGCTACTCCGCCCGCTTCCAGATCGGCGACGAGCTCGACGCGGACGGCTGGACGCCCGGCGCCGGTAGCCAGGGCGACAAGCTCAAGCTGTTCTGGACCCGCGGCGAGACCTTCTACAATCGCAAGCAGATCGTCGGCTCGACGCCGCTGCTGGAGTCCACCAGCCGGATCTGGCAGCGCTGGCTCGCCTCCGACCAGCGCCGCTACTTCGTGCCATGCCCGCAATGCGGGGAGCTGCAGTACCTCGACTGGGGCGGCAAGGGCACGACCCACGGGATCAAGTACGATCTCGGCCCCGACGGCTCGCTCAAGTCCGTCTGGTACCAGGGCACCTGCGGCTGCATCATCGACGAAGGCCGCAAAGCCTGGATGGATGCGCGCGGCGTCTGGCGGCCGACGGCGACGCCGAAGACGCCGCACGCCGGCTTCCATCTCTGGACCGGTATGTCGCTCAACGCGAACGCCGCCTGGACGATGATCGTGCAGGAATGGCTGGAGGCGCTGACCGACCCGGCCGGCAAGGTCCAGACGTTCAACAACAACGTCCTCGGCCGCGTCCACCGGCAGACCTTCGGCCAGGAGATCGAGCCGTCGGCCTTCCTCGACCGGCGCGGCGAGTACGGCGCCGAGGTGCCGGACTTCGTGAGCTTCCTGACGCTGGGCGGCGACGTGCAGTCCGGCGCCAATGGGCGTGTCGAGGCGGCGGTCTGGGGCTGGGGCCCGGGACTGGAATGCGCCCTGATCGGCCACTTCGTGCTCATGGGCGACCCGGCCGAGCCGGGCGTCTGGAAGGCGCTCGACGCGCTCCTGAAGCGGACCTTCCGCAAGGGGGACGGGACGGAGCTGCGCGTGAAGGCGGCCGCCATCGACTCCGGTGGTCACCACACGTCCGAGGTCTACGCGTTCTGCACCGAGCGCCGGAAGCGGCGGGTGTGGGCGATCAAGGGCAAGAACGAGGCGCGCGGCAACCGCACCAAGGTCTGGCCGCGGCTGGCGTCCACGAAGCTCGGCTCGTCCTGGTACATGATCGGCGGCAACGCCGCCCGCGACTTCGCCTACGGCTCGCTGATAGTCATCGAGCCGGGACCGCGGCACGTTCACTTTCCGCTGGTGCCGGCCGCTGGGTCGCGCCCGATCGATGCCGAGTACTTCGAGCAGCTGACCCGCGAGAAGCTCGTGGTGCATCAGCGGCTCGGCTACACTGAGTGGGCGAAGCCGAAGGCCGCCCACGAGGCTGGCGTGTGCTTCGTCTACGCCTATGCCGCCGTGTGCGGGCTTCAGAGCCAGTCCCGCCGGTACGTGGCGCTGGGCAAGATGCCTGACGCACCCGAGCGCCCCGACACCGCGCCGAGCGCCGAGGAGCCCGACGAGGCCCTTCCGGTCGCCGACGTCGGCCCGGCGGCGCCTGTGGCCCCCGCTCCGGCGCCGCGGTCCGCACCACCACCGCCGCCGGCACCCGCTGCGGCTGCACCTCGGATCAGGCGCTCGTCATGGCTGTAGACCACACGGCGCAGATCGTGGCGATGGAGGCCGCGCTCGCGCAGGGCGTCATGTCGGTGGCCTACGAGGGCAAGAGCGCCTCGTATCGCTCCTTCAAGGAGATGATCCAGGTCATCGCCTACCTGAAGCGGCAGCAGGCCAAGGCCAACGGCCAGGGCCGCGCCGTCGCCGGCGTGGCGGGCTTCTCCAATGGCTACCGGACCCGCGGGTCGGGCTACGGCGGGTACTAGGATGGTCGCCCGCAGGAAGGCGGCCCCCGGGCCGGCGCCGCGCCCCGAGCGCGGCATCCCGGGCAAGATGGCCCGCAGCTACGATGCCGCCGCCTCGACGCGCCTGCGCGAGCCGTGGCTGACGCGGTTCGCCTCGGCGGACACCGAGATCTTCGGGAGCGCGCGCACGCTGCGCGACCGCTCCCGCTACCTCGTTCGGAACAACCCGTACGCGGCCAAGGCAGTCGCGTCCCTGGTGTCGAATATCATCGGCGAGGGCATCGTCCCCCGACCGGTGACCGGCAACAAGGCGAAGGACAAACGGATCCGCGGGGCCTTCGAGCGCTGGTCGTTCCGGTGTGACGCCGGCGGTCAGCTCGACTTCTACGGCTTCCAGACCCTGCTCTGCCGCGAGATGATCGAAGGCGGCGAGGGCCTAATCCGCAAGCGGTTGCGCAAGAAGACTGGTAGCGGAGACGTGCCGCTGGAGCTGCAGCTCCTCGAGGCCGATTTCCTCGACCCGATGCGCAACGGGATGCTCACGCCCGGAACGATCGCGATCCAGGGCGTCGAGGTCGACCTCAAGACCCGCAAGCGGGCGGCCTACTGGCTCTACCCGCAGCACCCCGGCAACCTCTGGATCAACACCGGCGAGCCCACGGTCTCGGTGCCGGTGCCGGCCGACGAGGTCCTGCACGTCTACGAGCTGCAGCGGACGCAGACGCGCGGCGTCCCCTGGGGCACGCCGGCGATCGAGAACCTGCAGCTGCTCGCCGATTACGAACTCGCGGAGATCACCCGCAAGCGCACCGAGGCCTGCATCGCCGGCTTCGTCGTCGACGCCGAGGACGCCGAGGACGAGTCGATCGCGCCCCAGGTCGTGGCGCCCGACGGCTCGGTCTACGAGAAGTTCGAGCCGGGCATGATCGCCCGCCTGCGCGGCGGCAAGGACATCAAGTTCAACGCTCCGAACGCGGTCGGCGGCTACGGCGAATACAAGGTCAGCCAGCTGCAGACGATCGCGGCCGGCTACCGCGTGCCCTACGAGCTGGTCTCCAACGACCTCTCGAAGGTCAACTTCAGCTCCATGCGCGGCGGCCTCGTCGAGTTCCGCCGCCTATTGCGCACCATCCAGTGGCACATCCTGATCCAGCTGGCCCTCCAGCCGATCTGGGAGTGGTGGTGCGAGATCGCGTTCCTCGCGGGCGTGATCGACGAGCCCGTGATCCCCGTCCAGTGGGCGCCCCCGAAGTTCGAGTGGGTCGACCCGATGGCGGACGCCCAGGCAGCCCAGCTCGCGATGCGTACCGGCATCCGCTCCTACCAGGATGTGGTGTCGGAGACCGGGCGCAACCCGGACGACGTCCTCGACGAGATCAACGACTGGAACACCAAGTGCGATGACCTCGGCATTGTCCTCGACTCCGACCCGCGCGTCACGAACGTCGCCGGCCTCCAGCAACCGGACCGGGAGATCAGCCCCGGGGACGAGCCGGAGCTCTCCCGCCCGAACCGAGCGGCGCTCGTCCGCCTCGAACGCCGACAACGTGGTGCGCCTGCCGCCCGTGCACCGGGACGCCAGCGTGCGTCCGGAAAGCTTCGACGCCAAGGCCAACACGGTCGAGATCGTCTGGAGCACCGGGGCGAGCGTCCGCCGCTTCTCGTGGTGGGACGGTGAGGAGTACGACGAAGTCCTCTCGATGGAGCCGGGCGCGGTCCGCCTCGACCGGCTGAACGCGGGCGCGCCCTTTGTCGATACGCACGCGACCTACTGCCTCGACAACGTCATCGGCTCGGTGGTGCCTGGCACCGCCAAGATTGAGGAGGGACGCGGCATCGCGACGATCCTGCTCTCGGCCGCCCCCGGCGTCGCCGACACGGTGCAGAAGATCCGCGAGGGCGTGATCCGCAACATCTCGGTCGGGTACTGGCTGCACAAGGTGGTCAAGACCGAGGCCGACGACGGCAGCGTCGCCCGCCACGACGTCGTCGATTGGGAGCCGCTGGAGATCAGCGCCGTCCCCGTGCCGGCCGATGCCGGCTCACAGATCCGGTCCGCTGGGGGCGACGAGGGCGAGGCGATAGCCCGCTCCTCCTGCCTCATCGTGACCCGAACCCCGGCCTCCGGGCCGCCCCCGCAGAGCCGTGGAGACCAGTCCATGTCCACCCGCACGCCCGCCAAGCCGAAGTCCCAGCGCAACAAGACCCCCGCCCAGATCGAAGCCGAGAAGAAGCGCCAGGCCGAGTCCCGCCGCGCCGCCGCCGAGCGCGCCAAGCGCGATGCGGAGGAGGACGAGGAGACCGAGGAGGACGAGCGGGACGAGGAGACCGAGGAGGAGCGCGAGGGCGACGAGTCTGAGACCGCCTCGGAGACCGAGGAGGACGAGCGGGACGAGGAGACCGAGGAGGAGCGGGAGGCCGAGGGCGATGACGACGAGGAGGCCGAGCGGGCCGCCGGCGCCGCCCACGCCGCTGCCAAGCGGGCCGCCGAGGCCGCGGTGAAGGCCGAGCGCGTCCGCTCCGCCCGGATCACCGAGATGGCCGAGCGCGCCGGCCTGCCCAAGCTCGGGCGCAAGCACCTCGACCAGGGTACTTCGGTCAAGCGCTTCGGCGAGATCGTGCTCGAGCGGATGCTGAAGAAGCAGGAGGCCCGCGGCAACGAGACCCTCGCCGGCACCGGCACCGAGGAGGTCGGCCGTGACGCCGCCCGCTCCGGCCCGAAGGCCGCGTTCAAGCGCGAGGTCGAGGAGGGCGAAGCCTTCTTCCGTCGCCTCAGCGGCAAGCCCGCCCCCAAGCACGCCTGATCCAGCGGGGCGCGCGGACACCCGCGCGCCGCCCATCCCGTCGCGGCCGGCCTGAAGGCGGCCATCCAGAGGACCCGCCCGAATGACCGTCTTCTCGAACTTCCACCCGACCGGGCTCTACGCCGGCGATTTCCCGCGCGTGACGCGCTCGCTCGTGATCGCCTCGGGCGCCAATGCCCCCGGCGCGATGCTCAAGCGCGGTACGCCGCTCGGCCGCGTCACCGCCACCGACAAGTACATCCCGAGCGTCAAGACCGCCGCGGATGGCTCCCAGGTCCCGACCCACGTCCTGACCTTCGACGTCGACGCCAGCGCGGCCGACGTCCGTGTGAAGGCCTACGAGACCGGCGAGTTCGCGGGCGAGGTCATGTCGATCGACGCCTCCTGGACGATCCAGACCCTGGACGACGCCTTCCGCATCGCCGGTCGGGACATCTTCATCCGCTCCGTCGGCATGGTCGCCTGACCGCACGCCGCTCCCGCAACAATCCGGACTGACACAGGGCGCCTCGGGCGCCCTTCTCTTTTGGAGAACCGCCCGTGGCCAACCAAACCGACGCCTCCGTCTACTCCACCGCGTTCCTGCTCGGCGCCTACGGCGTCATCGATCGCCCGAACCCGTTCCTGTGGAACCTCGCGTTCGGCATGGAGCAGCAGTTCGAGACGGAGGAGGTCTACTTCGACAAGGTCGAGCGCGCACGTCGCCTCGCCCCCCTGGTTCATCCCGGCGACGTCGGCCAGCCCGAGCGCCTGCGCGGCTTCAACGCCGCGAGCCTCGTGCCCGGCTACGTGAAGCCCAAGCACGTGATCGA